GCTGGCGCGGCTGGGGCTCGCCGATGCGGCAGCGCGCGACGATGTGAGCGACCTGCGCCAACTGCTCGGCGCGTGGCGTGACGCGAAGACGAGCGCGTGGAAGGCGGCGGTCGACTGGGCGGTGCGCGGGATGTTGGCGCTGCTCGTCGTCGGGCTGGCGATGAAGATGGGGCTGCCGGGGTTGCTGAAGTGAGCGCGGTCTTCGAACATGCCCTCCCCCCGACCCCCTCCCGCGAGCGGGAGATACGCTTCGCCGGCTATGCCTCGGTGTTCGACCGGGTCGATCGCGGTGGCGATGTCGTGCGCAGCGGGGCTTTCGCGGCGAGTTTGCGTTCGGCGCGCGCGGTGCCTTTGCTGTGGCAGCATCGGCCCGGTGCGGTCGTCGGGACGATCGAGGCGCTGGCGGAGGATGCGCGCGGGCTGCGCGTCGTTGGGCGGGTGACGCATCCCACGGCGGCGCGGCTGGTCGAGCGCGGCGCGCTGACCGGATTGAGCTTTGGCTATCGGGTGCGCGCGGCGCGCGGGGTGCGGCCGCGCGAGCTGCTGGCGCTCGACCTCGCCGAAGTGAGCCTGGTCGCCCAGCCGATGCAGCCGCTGGCGCGGGTGATTGCGGTGGATTTGGTGAAGGAGTGACAAGCATGGACGATATGGAAGTGAAAGCCGACGCGCTCGACGGCGCGTTCGATGCGGTATTGGCGGCCGAGGCAGTCGACGAATTGAAGGCGTCGGTAGCGGCGCTGAAGGCGCAGGTCGACGCGCAGGCGGTGGCGGCCTCGCGGCTGCCGCTCGACGGCGCGAAGGCGGCGGCCGATCCGGCGCGCGACGCCTTTGTCGAACGCTATCTGCGGCGCGGGATCGATGCGGGCGTCGAGATGAAGAGCCTGTCGGGGGCGAGCGGCGGTGAGGGCGGCTATGCGGTGCCGCGCGAAATCGATGGCAGCATCGCGGCGACGCTGAAGGCGCTATCGCCGATCCGGTCGATCGCTACGGTCGTGCAGACGGGGACGAGCGGATACCGCAAGCTGGTCGCGACCGGATCGACGGGGACGGGCTGGGTCGGCGAGACGGCGGCGCGGCCCGAGACGGCGACGCGCAGCTTTGCCGAAATCGCGCCGCCTTCGGGCGAGCTCTACGCCAATCCGGCGGCGAGCCAGGCGATGCTCGACGATGCGATGTTCGATGTCGAGGACTGGCTGGCGGGGGAGCTGGGCCGCGAGTTCGCGGTGGCCGAAGGTGCGGCCTTCGTGACCGGCAACGGCACGAACCGTCCCAAGGGATTCCTGTCCTATGCCGCAACGAACGAGACCGACAGCGCGCGCGCCTTCGGGACGCTGCAATATCTGGCATCGGGTGCGGCGGGCGCCTTTGGCG